AGAAAAAATAGAAAAAGAAGAAAAGGGATCTGTTCCCTTTTATATTGAAAAATACGGTAAAACTATTCTAATTTATGGGATAGCTGCATACTTAATAGCAACTTATATAAAAAGTAGAAAATGAAAAATAAAGGGTTAATGTATATCCTATTAGCTGGTGGTGCAATTTTATTGCTATCAATGAAAAAAAAGACTGCCACTTACAAACTGGAAGTCCCAGCACCTGAAAAAATTACTGCTGAACAATTTGCTAAACCTTCTTTGTTGCAAAAAGTGAGCAAGGCGGTAAAAAAAGTTGCACCAGTGGTAAAAAAGGCAGCTGCTACTGCTAAACAAAAAAAAGCAGCTAAAAAAGTTGCTGAAGCATTAACAAAAAGGTCAATCCTTCGTGGTGTTGGTCAATTTCCTGATATGTGCTAAAAAATAATATTATGCAAGTAAAACATATGAAAATTGGGATTGAAGATGAAATTACATCTGAAAAACTAAAATTAGCATATAATAAGCAAAGGTCTGATCGTGCCAGGTATGAGGCTGAAAATAGTGTTTCAAAGTCAACAGGTCAGGCTTTTCAAAAGTATTATGTAGAAACAAAAGTTTTCTACACAACTGCCAACATTGGATCAGAATGTAATGAAATTACTTTCATAAACAATGGTACCACTGCACTGGTGGTTGCGGATGTTCCTTTGCAGCCTAACCAATCTTTGAGAATATCAGGAAATAGGGGTGAAATTGATACTACACAGTACCAACTTGCTTTTGCTACTCCTATCAATACAGGAAATCAACTTATTGTAATCCGTAAATTATATATCTAATGATTGTATTGGATCTCTCTATACTGAATCAGAAGGGAACTCCAATGTTCAATTCAGATTTGACTGCAAACAGACCAGCTGCTGGTATTGTTGGAAGAATATTTATTGCTATTGATTCACCTTATGGTATTTTTAGAGATACAGGCACTGCTTGGGATCAGATTTCAAGTGCTGGTGGTGCAGATACCAATATTTATAATACAAATGGAACATTAACTGGTACAAGGACAGTTTCATCAGGTGGTTTTCAGTTGGTATTTAATCCACAAACTACTTTCTTTTCATCTTTAACTGCTTCAACAGGGGCGTCAAGTTTTTCTGTTTTAGGATCTAATGCTTTAACTTTTGCAGCTGGTTTTTCTTCCAGCAATATTGGCAATGTATATGGTGCTAATGGTGCTATAAATGCACAAATTTTTACAGGAAATGCAACATTTGCACAGGCAAACCTTGCCAGTGCAATGGTTAATGTAAATAAAATTGATTTCGGTTCAGGTGGTCATACTATTACTATGACACAATCAACTGCACCTGGAATTAGGGCAATGACTGGGGTTCAGAATCAAATTCAATTTACTGGTAGTCATAACGGAACAATATCTCATGCAGCAATAAGTCAAAATTTAGGATTCTTTAGAGAATCAGGATCAACAAGAACTTTGACAATAACTAATGCTTATAGTCATTTGATAAATCCGCTGGATGATTATGGTGCTGGTTTTACTTTTACTAATCGCTGGGGAATTTATCAATCTGGAGCAAATGATAAAAATTATTTTGCTGGAAATACTTTATTTGGAACTACTGTTGATGGTGGATTTCGTGTAGATATAAACGGAAATGCACGTATAAAAAATTTAACTTCAACTTCTTTGTTATTTCTTGACGGGATTTCTGATGGTTTTACCTATTCAGGTCTTTTACTTCAAAATTCAGTAAATACTCGTGCAATACAAATAGTGCAAAGTTCTATAACAAATACTCTTTCTTTTTATACAAATCCCGGTGGAGCAATTTATTATAGTTCTTTAATAGTAAAAGACAATGGTCAAGGTGTTTTAATATCTGATTCAACTTCATTAACAATTGAATCTGTTGCATCTGCTCAATTAGAAATACGGACAACAAGTCGTGGTTTCCTCCCACCTAGGATGACAAATGCACAAAGAACTTCAATCAGTAGTCCAGCAGTAGGATTAATTGTGTATTGTACTGATGCCGTTGAGGGTTTATATGTTTACAAGTCTACGGGATGGACATTCGTTATATAAAAAATAAATAAAATGAAATCAATACAACCAGTGCAAATATGGGTTAATGGATCAGTTCAAACTGGATCTTGGATTAATGCCTACATAATTAATGACAATTTAGAATCTTATGCAACATTTTACTGGGCAATTTTTGCAGATGGTTTAGAACCTGATACGCGCGGTATTCAATTATCACAAGGAAATCTTACGATAAATGAACCGGAATATTCAGAGTGGAGTTCAACTGTTGATATTAATGAATCTGCTTATCTGTGGATCTGTGATCAACTTGGTTTAACTTTGATCTAATAAATAATAATAAAAAAAAGACAAATGAACGAAAAACAAGCATTAGGAGTAATTAAAGCTATTTTGGATAAAGCAGTTGAAAAAGGATTATTTGCTAAAATGGATGATGCCTACACTGCTATTGGTGCATTTAATATGATAGCTGAAAAATTTAATGATGAACAGGATAAAAATGCAGACACAAACTGATCCAACACATATTGCCACATTTAGCACAATTTTGTTTTCCCTGTTGGGAGTTCAAAACATATCTGAATTGGCAAACATTGTTTTTTTGGGGGCAAGTACAATATCCTGTGCAATTTCAATTTTAGTTGGTATTAAACAACTTAAAAAAAAGTAAAATGAAAAGAATACTAAAAAACATTAAAACTTCATTGTTTGGATCTATTGCTGGTGGTTCCCTGATTTTGGATGGAATTCAGCAAAACAACTGGGTAACAATTATTGCGGGAATTGCTGCTGCCATAACTGGATTACTGGCAAAGGATAATGATGTCCAATAAGAAAAAAATATATATTGGTTTAGCCGTTTTACTGATCTTATTATTCGGGAAAAAATTGAGTGCATTAAATATCATTAAAAAGTTTGAAGGTCTTGAATTGACTTCATATCCTGATACGGGAGGGATTTGGACAATTGGTTTTGGTGCAACGATAAATAAAGATACAGGACAGGCAATAAAGCAAGGTGATAAAATAGACCTTGCAACTGCTGAAAGGTGGTTAAAAATGGATGTTGCTGAACGGGAAAAGAAAATAAAAGGATTGATAAAAGTTCCTGTTACTGCAAATATGATGGCAGCAATGACTTCTTTAGCTTACAATATTGGTACTGGTGCTTTTGGTTCCAGTACTTTGTTAAGGTTACTTAACCAGGGAACAGATAAAAAACTGGTTGCTGATCAGTTTTTAAGATGGAACAAAGTGCAAGGAAAAGAAGTAAAAGGATTAACTAACAGAAGAAAATTGGAAAGGGAACTCTTTTTAAAGTAAGTTTTGGTTAAAGATTTGGTGTTTTAGGGGGAAATTTCCATTTCTCCCTTTTTTTATGCCTAAAATTTGGAATTATCAGAAAAATGTTGATAAATTTAACCCGACAAACGATTTTACATAACATTTAAAACGAAAAACAAATGAAAAAAACTACACTTCAGATCGTTCTGATCGTTCTGCTTTGCTTGTTAATGTGTTTTGCTGATTCTTTATGATCCGTTTACTTGCTTGGGTTCTATCAGTTATTTATCTGATAGTTTTTGGAATCCCCATCGCCATCGGTTTACTGATCATTTTACAAATTATCTCAATCGCAAAATTTATCAGCAATGTTAGAAAAAAAAGAAAAAAGCATAATAGTACACAATTACCTGTATGGTCTGATTACTTTCCTGACCAATCATCGGATCCCATTTACTGAACTGCCGGAAGGTAAGATTGAAATTTTCTATCCTTCAGAATTAACTTTATTTCAAATAGGCTACCATTTCGGAAGATATGCCGAAATGCAACACAATTAATTTTATGGAACTATTCAACAACCTTCGGGAAACTATGCTGGAAATAGATTACATCCAGCAGAAAATTGATCGTTTGCAGCAATGGCAGACTTCAGGTGAAATTTCCAATATAATTATCAGCTTTGATACTGGAGCAAATCGCAGAATTTTAATGCAGTATGATACTGATGTATCCCTGGTGAATGAAATTAGGCTTTTAATCCAGGCAAGTATTGAACTTTACGAAAACCAAATTCAGGAACTAAAACTAAATTTTTAAAATGAAACCAGTAAAAATGAACGGATTTGTCTATTATTTTGAAGTTTTTATATCTTCAAATGAACCTTTTATTTTGATGTCAACCACCGAATATCCCAGCGAAGGAATTGCAAAAATTTATTTTTTACGCAAATATTCTATGAAATATGCTATGGAAGATTTTGTGAAATACGAAGCAATATTAAAAGAA